AATTAATAAAAAACTTAAGATAAGTAATGCTGGGCGTATTGCTAGAAGTATCGGTATTAAAAGAAATGATAAGGATTCTGAAAAATGGATTAAGATAGTTAAAGCTATTGATGAGGATATTAAAAATGGTTTGCCTTATGATGAACTTAAGGTGAAGTATGATTTTGAAAACAATAGTGATAAATATGAATATCATGGATTGGGTCCAGTTGCTTCTAGGTATCGTAGTGTTAGGGACAATGAAATCACCAAACAATACAAGACAAAGATTGCTAGGGTTGTTTTGGCTTCTGATGCACCAGAGATGGACAGTCCAGATAGACTTACAACATTGAGTAGTATTTACACTTCATCATCAAGAACTGGATTTAAAAAATATCCGAAGATTGGTAATCGAAATAAGGGTGGTTTATTTGTTGAGAAAGAGGTTATTAAAATAATCAAGAAGGGTAGAACTGCCAAAAAGAAAAAAACACATCAAGAGATTTCAGATATTCTTAACGAGAAAGGATTTATTTCACCAATGGGTAATCCATATAATGCTTATATGGTATCATTCAAATGGGCTAAAATTAAAAAATTAAAATTATGAGAACATATCAAGGTTTGGTAATGAGTCTTGAACCGAATCAAGTATTTGTGTTCGGTTCGAATCCAGAAGGAATGTGATTGAGTCCTTTTTGTATTTTCTATGTATTTATAATAAAACGAAATACAAATGGAAAATATTTTAATAGATGAAACAATTAAAAAATTTGGATACAAACCATGTGATTTAAAACCAAGTAGTGAGAAATTAGTTAGTTGGAAATGTTGTGAATGTGGTGTTATAACAGATAAAAAATTTAGGGCGGCTAAAAAGAACACCTTATGTTTAATCTGTTCAAATAAAAAAAATGCAAACGTTAACATTGAAGAAAGAATCATTAAAGTTAAAGAATGGTATAAAGAAAATGACCATCCTTTAAAGGGCACTAAGAGACCAGAGCATGTAATAGAAGCATTAAGATTAACTGGAAAGAGGATTAGAAGCAAAGAAGAATGTGAATATAGATGTAAATTATTTAGTGGTGATAAAAATCCTATGTATGGTAAAAAACACACAGAAGAATCATTAGAAAAGATGAAAATTGTTGCTAGTAAAAACGCTAAAAGAGGTAAAGATTCTAATTTTTATGGTAAGACACCAAAACATGGTCGTGGCTCTTGGTATATTTGTAAGGATGGGTCTAAGGTTTGGATGCGTAGTACTTGGGAAACTAAATTTGCAGCCTACTTAGATATTAACAACATAGGTTGGTTATACGAAATAAAGAAATTCCCAATAACATATTTAGATAAAAATGGAACATACACACCAGATTTTTATCTAATTAAAGAGAATAAATATATTGAGGTAAAAGGGTGGTGGAGAGATGATGCAAAGATAAAATTTGACTCATTTAAAGAACAATATTCAGATATAGAAATTGAATTATACGATAAAATTAAACTTAAAGAAATAAATGTATTATGAGAAAAACTTATAGTGGACTAATTAAAGAATTACTACCGAATCAAGTCTTTATTTTTGGTTCGAATCCCGAAGGAATCCACGGGGCTGGTGCGGCTAAGGCTGCAAGAGCCTATGGTGCTATCTTAGGTCAAGGTAGAGGTATTATGGGTCAATCATATGGTCTAGTAACAAAAAATCTAAATGCTAATTATTTCGAGGAATCTAGTGGTATCACTTATAAGATTGCTGGTGAGAGAAGTGTTTCTAAAGTTCAAATCGTTCTTAACATAATCGATTTGTATTTATATGCATATAAACATCCAGAATTAGAGTTCATGATTGGTTACACCCTATCACCTAATCTTAATGGTTATAGTACAGAGGAAATGGCTGTAATGTTTAGCATTCCATCCATTCCAGATAACATCGTTTTTAACGATGAGTTTTATGTGTTGATTGATGAATATAAAAAAAGAACTGCGTAAAAGACTACTTAATGAAGGAAGTGGTGGGCATAGTTACGGTTGTGTCATGTTATTCTTACCGATTGAAAAGAAATGGTGGGATGAAATAACAAAAGAAATAAAAGAAGATGATGTTTATTCACCAGAGGGTGAACGAGACTATGGAATACAAGGTTATAAGGAGTGTCATGTTACGATTCTTTATGGAATTCATAGTGATGTTCCAGATGAGGACGTTGAGGCTCTTATAGAGAAGATGTCAGCACCAGAAGTAACACTTTCAAAGATTGGAATGTTTGACAATAAAGCCAAAGGATTTGATGTAGTCAAGTTTGATGTTAGTGGTCAAGACCTTCACGATATGAATGAAATGTTCAAGGAGTTACCATTTACTAGTGACTATCCAGATTACCATCCACATGCCACTGTTGCGTATGTTAAAGCTGGAACAGGTAAAGATTACACAAAGACTCTTTCTAAGGAAGATAGTCTTGTTGTTAAACCAAACAAAATAGTTTATAGTAAAGCAGATGGTACTAAAAAGGAATATACTATTAAGTAATGTGGGTTATTGGTATTCCTAGATGTATTTATTAATATGAGTATGGTATTAATAATATTTTTTTCGTTATTACCCGCACTGATTTATAGTTTCATTATATACTTAACTGTTCCTTATAAGACAATTAAGTTCAAAGAAGCATTACCATACATAGCAGTAGGGTTTCTTTCAGTTGGGTTATTAAAAAGTTTCTGGGAAATTTATCCAGATTGGCATAACGTTGCATTAAATTTAGTCGGAACAGCTGAGTCTAACCCATTTAAATTCTTTCATGCGTTTTACTTTATACAAGTAGCATTCATTGAGGAATTGGTTAAATTAAGTGTTTTCTTAATGTATGAACATTATAGGCGAACAATAAAAGAGGTTAACGACCACCCAGTGTCAACTATGTTCTTTATGGGTATGATAGCATTAGGGTTTTCAGTAATTGAGAATATCCAATATGGTACAAATTCAACAAACCCAACTGATACACTTTTATGGAGGGGGGTAACTGCGGTTATCGGTCATATGGTATTTGGTTTATTCATGGGTTATTGGATTGCAATGGGTAGATTAGGACCAAGATTCCACGATAGGTCATTATTTGATATTGTGGTTAACAAAAGAAAAAGGCTTAGAAATGTTTTATATACAATATTAGGGTTCACATCAGCAACAATACTTCATGGTGTGTATGACTTACATTTAGAAATTAACGGACCATCTGGTATAACTGAAATATACATTTTATTAATAGGGTCATTGATTGGTGTATTTTGGTGTTTTAAAAATTTGAAAAAATTGTATGATAAAAAAGTTAGAGAAATTAGAAAAAAAGTTGAATTGTAATGATTATTATGGTATATTTGAATAATGGAAAGAGAAGTAATAGACAAGGTGAATAAAATTGAGGCAGTACATTCATTTACGGTTATGCCGAAAGATTGTAATTTCAATTTAGATAAGAGTACAAATAGGAATAGAATTCTATTCGGTGGTAAGATTCTGTATGATATGGATTTTGCTGCTGCTAAGGTTGCAAGAAGGGCTTGCTATGGTGTTGGTGCAGACATGATAGTTACAGCATCAATGGATAAAACAAATTTTGATAGACCAGCATTCTTAGGTGATATTATCACATATACCGCAACAATAAAAGCAATTGGTCGCTCATCCATACAAATTAGGGTTAGAGTTACAAGAGAAGACGGTGAAGGTTTAGTTGAACATATATGTTCATCAAACATGACATTCGTTACAGTTAAAGATAGTAAACCACATAAACATGGGCTTACATTTGAGATTTTAGAACAATAAATAACAATAATTAAAAAAGAAAAATTATGACACAAGAACAAAAAGCATTACTTTACGATGACCTACTTAGAGAAGGTGATAGAGTAAACAGAAAAATCTCATCAATTAAATCTAATGTATTTTTAACTCCAGACCAAGAAGCTGAGTTAAGTAAATTGAATAAAGAGGTTGTTATATTAGAATCTAGGTTACAAGACCTATTTACTCAAGGATAATATGCAGATAGCAGATATAAGTATTATAGTTGCAGCATCTACTAACTCAGTAATTGGTAAGGATAACGATATTCCTTGGCATTTACCAACTGACCTAAAGAACTTTAAAAAGATTACTGAGGGTCACACGGTTATAATGGGTAGAAAATGTTGGGAGTCAATTCCAGAAAAGTATCGCCCACTTCCTAATAGAAGAAATGTTGTGCTTACTAGAAATGAGAATTATGTTGCTGAGGGTGCTGAGGTAGTACATGACTTACTTGAGGCAATGGACATATACATCCACGACAATGAGAATAATGAAGTATTTATTATTGGTGGTGCACAAATTTATAAAGATGCGTTCCCATATGCAACTAAGTTATATTTAACACATGTATATGGTGATGTTGAGGGTGATGTTAAGTTAGAAGGATTAGACCCTAATGATTGGAACCCAATTGAAATTGGTGATGAACTAGAAGAGAACGGAAAACAATTTAGATTTGAAACATATGACAGAAGAACAAAAAAAGTATTGGGATAATTACAATGAAGCATTGTATAATGAATATTTAAAAAAGAAAGAAGAATATCGTTTGAGACAACAAATTAGATATAATTAATTTACTTTACCTATTCTTATCGTATATTTAACATATGGCAAATAAACCAACTAAAACTGGAGCATCAGCTAAACAAACAGCAGCTGTTAGGAGAACCAAAAAGGAATCAACTCCAGTTAAAAAAGCACCAGTTAAAAAAACGGCAACAGAATCAGAATCGGCAACATCTGGTAATACAAAAACAATAAAAACGGTTAAAACACCCACAAAAACAGCACCGACTACAATACATCTGGCAATTAACGGCAATGAAATGCCACAAAAAACAGCTAGACAATCGAAAAGAGGTGGTGAATTTATAAAACTATTGTCAAATGCCAATAGAGATGAATTCAACGCTATCGGTGAACGAGTTAAACGTGGAGAGTTACAATGGGCATATTTTGCAATTGATGGTGATAAAGCTTACCATCACTATCGTGTTCTAAAATAATATAATTTAAAAAATACTTGCAAAATTAAAAAAGATTTAGTATCTTTGTCAGACGAAAGAAAATCGGAAATATTACAAATCTTTAAAAACTATTTCGAATGACATTAAATGAAAGAATCAACGCAGACTTCTTAGCAGCATTCAAAGCTAAAGAAACGCAAAAGAAAACTCTATTAGGAGTTATCAGAGGTGAAATCCAAAACAAGGCACCA